TTATCGGGGGTAGGGGAGGGCAGCTTCCGAGCAAAAGATGTCAGCCAAACGGACGGTTCCGTTCAGATCCGGACGCCGAGGTTCGTCAGTCGGACGACCACTTCTCCGCCGCTCCTCCTCCACTTCGCAAAGCAGCGTCTTAGCCGCGTCCGAGAGTCGGCTCCTCGAAGCAGCAATTGAGAAAACGAGCCAACGAAGCCGGTTCGACGCAATGGGCAATACCCTGTAAGCGGGGCCATTAAGTTGCTGCTTTCGGAAAAACAGTCGTTGGAACTCCAGGACGCCCTCCGCCTCAAGCGCAGAGTTCTCGTCACCTAACACGCGTGTCGCGAATTCGAAGGCTGCCCGGTCACTGGCGTGCATCTGCTCCAGCAACAAGCAGCCCAGGCTGACGCCGCCTCGACTGCCGTTGCGTGCACATGCGTCGAGAATGGCTACCACCGCTTCTAGGCGATGGCCGACTGTCGCATGTACAGTTTTGGCGACATCGACTAGGTACCACAAGTGTGACTGAGGTCCGAAAAAAGTGCCGTCTGCAACCATCTCAGCAAACTGCGCCCATTTTTCTGAAGAGAGCGTCGACACGATGCTATAAGCAGTCCGTTCACGACGTTGCGAAGGGTTCTACCCCGATATCACGGACGGTTCTAAAAGAGCCGCAATCCTCTGATCCTGCCTGGCGACCCTTCGCCGCATCCTTGGGTTATGGCGTCGCTCGATGTAGTCAAACACATCCGCTCGTGCTGCATCCAGTGTCGGATAGTTCGTTCGATAGACTCGCTCACGCTTGAGTAGCCCAAAGAAGCCTTCGCAGGCCGCATTGTCGCCGCAATGTCCCACAGCGCTCATCGAGAAGATCAGCCCGTTAGCCGCGAGAGATGCCTGGTAGTCACCGCTGCGGAACTGACTGCCACGATCCGGATGCAGGATGACTTCGTGGCTGCCTTGACGCTGCCAGACCGCCATCTGCACCGCCCGGATCATCATCTGTCGATCGTGCATTGACCAGCCCACAATGCGCTGGTCGTACAGATCCAGCACGATGCACAGATACAGCGTGCCCTTACGGGTCTTGATCTCGGTGATATCGGTCACCCACTTGGTTTCCGGCTCCAGCGCGAGAAAATCGCGTTCAAGCAGGTTGACCACGCCCGGCGGTGTCATGGCCGGACTTGCGCGCTGCCCGCGACGCTTGCGCCGGGGCCAGCCCTGCAGGCCGTCGGCAGCCGTCAGGCGCGCTGCAGAACACGCGTGTGGTTGTGCGCGACGACGTGCCGGGATACTGCCCGATGGGGGGAACCCTACAACCCCTTCAAGCCGCCAGCGGCCACGCAGGCGCAGCAGCAGCGCCCGCCTGATCAGACATCCGAGTCGGGTAGGGCGAACGCGTCAACTTCCGTGCAGCAGTCCGGAGCAACGGTGCAGGGCGGGGTTGTGCAGAAGCAGGAGCGGGTAATTGGCACCTTTCCGGAATCAGTTCAGAACCGCTACGGCGGCAGATAGTCTGTGACGTGTCACGCTGCTTAGCATGGTTCGTTTGGTCGATCACGCCATCCGCCGTTTATCCGCTGGAAGCGGCGGCCTTGTATACAGCGCTCATCCATTTGGAGTGGGCGAACGGGAGTAGGCTTCGGAGTGTCCGTCCACAACGTTCTCTGCAGTTCTGCGAGTTCCGCAGCGGTCTGCGCAGCCATTTCTCGTTCCCGCTTGGCGAGCTCACGCTTGAAGTGCGCCTCTTCCTGAGCGGTCATTGGTCTCGTAAGCTCTCGCGTTATGGCTACCGCTTGCCTTCGCGCGTTCCATTCGATCAGCCCGATGGCAACTACGATGGCCAGGACTACACCTCCCGCGATAAATACCCACTGGGGCGTCGGTTGTGGTCGTGGCACATACCGCGCCCGGTCGCTGCGGAAACGTAGCTCCGTCATGTCAGGCGTGCCGAGTGTCGGCTCGTGGCGTTCGCGGTCCATGTGATCCCCCTGGTTCCGTTCCTGCGCGCATTCTAGCCGGGGTGTAGGGGCCGCGCCCCTACGGGCAACGCCTTATCCGCGCTTGGGGCGTCGTGGCCCTCGGGACATGTGGACCACATTTGACACCTCGGCGGCGGGATCGGGATCGCCCATGTCCAGCCGCCGTTCCCTGCGAGTTCTGACGTACTCGCGCAGGCATACGACGCTGGAATCCATTCCCGGGCGATGTTGCAGGTAAGCGACCACCTGGTCATATCGACAGGCTCAAGGCTGTAGCCCTCAGGTGTGAACATGTGGTTACCCTGAAAGCAGAAACCGGCCCACGGGCCGGCCAGGTCGATACGCTCGTGCGGATCTATCTCTGTCATGCTGCAATCGCGTCCTTGTCTGGGGAACGAGAGGGGAAGCAAGAGCCGATCCAGAGCTTGAGCCAGCTCCAGCCCGAGCCGGCAAACGCCACAAGACGCGCCATCCATCATTTCGCATAATGTATACAGCGTGGTCGTTCTCGTAGCCCTGCAGATGCTCCGAAGCGCGTGCGTCGCGGGGCAGGGAGAAACCGACCCCCAGGCACAAGGCGAGCGCGAAAGTAGCTAGCTTTTGCGCAATTCGCCTCCACGCAGCCTTTTCGTCCTCAGAATTGCTGCGCTCAGCCATCACTACCGCTGACCACATTTCCGGGCTGTCGCCGATGTCTACGGCCATGCGCTCGATGTAGTGGATTTCAGCGTTTTTCCCTTGTTTCCACAGGGAAACCGTAGCGCGAGATACGCCCAGTGCAAGGGCGCCAGCGTTGTCACTTTGAATCTTCTGCACGTGCTTCCACCGGCAGAAAAGGTCGTAACTGGCGCTCATTGTCGATACCTACTTGACAGGTGTGTATAGGGGTACTTTACAGTTCGCCCCGGTGTCGAGGAATCCTTGACACCCCCGCCGGCCGGTTCCCAAGGCCTCCGGCGGGTCTACTTGGGCTTGGGACAGGGGCAGGGGATGCACGGACTAACGTTCATGGTCGGGGTTGTCGCCCTGGCCTCGGTGCTGATCGGACTGGCGCGGCTTGGGGCGTGGGTCATTGACCGCCGCGAGAAGCGAGCCGCCTCGGCAATTCGTGACGCCTCATTGGTCGCCCAAGCGCAAGCAGAGTTCCTGCCGACCCCCAGTCGCCTGCGTCATCTGGAAATCGAAGCCTCCAAGCGGGGCGACTTGCTCGCTGCTGCCGACCTCGCCGAACAGGCTGACCGCGATTACTCCATCGCGATGCTCGATCAGCAGGACACGCATTGCGCCGACGACTTTCCAGGCTACGCCGAGCTCTTCCTTGACGCCGGCGCCACCGATCAGCTGGAGGTGCGTCGTGGTTGATCCTTCCAGCGACATTGCACTGCGCGCCTTCCTGACTTTCGTGATGGGTGTGGTTGCGGGCATCTATCTGGGCGCACGCCTGCTCGCGGCGTGGTTTCGCTACCGCCGGGGGGGCTTCAAGTGACCGCACTATCGTCGCGCTTGATGCTTGCTTGCATGCCCTGCAGCGAGGGCTTTTCCCCGGTCTCTACCGGTGAAAAGGGGCAGGGCGGTGTGCAGATTGGCCCGGGGAGTAACACGGGCCAAAAGGGTCAGCAAACCGCGATCATCGACTACCTGACCCTTGTGATGCCCCAATCCGCTGTTGACGATTTCCGCTGCAGCAACATCGAGCTTTTGTTGTTCAAGCTGTTCGGCTTTCGCGGCGAAGTGGTTGCGGGTCCTCTCCGCGAGAAGAACTGGAACTTCTACGCTCTATCGGCATTCCTCATCGACCGCGACGGTGAGCTTGTCGGTCGCATCGGCGTCAGCGGGAACAAGGAAACCATCTGCGTCAGCCTGACAGGTGCAGGGTGTAAGTGGGTGAAGAGCTGGGAGCACGTCCACCGGCAAGCAACCATGTTGCGTGCCCGCATCAGTCGAGTTGACTGCGCCCACGACGACTACGAAGGCACCCGCCTTGACGTGCACGCGCTTCGTGAGCGCGCCGCAGCAGGTGACTTCTGCGAGGGCGGCTGTCCTCCCAGGCATCGTTTCATGTCGGATGAGGGGCACGGGACTGGCTCGACGCTTTACGTCGGCGGCAAGGGTCACAAAGAGCTTTGTGTGTACGAGAAGGGCAAACAACTTGGCCTCCCTACGTCCCCGTGGGTCCGGGCAGAGGTTCGCCTGTACGGGAAGCACGTGGAGGTCTCCCTTGATGCACTACTCGATCCCGGCGCATATCTGCGCGGGGCGTACAGCGTCATGGCGGAGCTGATCGAAGGCGTGTGTTCCCGCCTCAGAACCATCCGCAAGCAAGTCGAAGTTTCGGCCGAGGCAATGGTGCTCTGGATGGAGCGTCAGGTGGGCCCGGCTCTCAATGTTCTGCGCGGCGCGTTCGGCCACTCGTGGCCCGACGTCTGCGAGGCCCGCATCCTCCGAGACGGTCACCCCGGAAGGTTTCGCGGCATTGCCAAGGGTGACGCCCTACACAAACTAGTGAGAGAAGAACTATGCCCATCTGCATCGTAAAGTCTGGCGCCGTCGATGAGCGCCACAACCCCAAGAGCAACACCATCATGCGCTCGCAGATGGCCGGTCTCGACCTGGGCAACGGCTTCCATTTGCCCTTCCGTGTCGGCCTCGGTCAGCGTCCGGCGTATCCGGCCGGCGAGTACGACATCGATCCCAAGTCGTTTGCGCTGAACAACTACGGCGACCTGACGTTGGGCCGCTACGTTGACCTCGTGCCGCTGGTCAGCAAGCCCGCACCCACCAAGGCATAACCCATGACCGTGCTCATCCCCGCTTGCCTCGAATCCAACCTGGACGCAGCGACGGGGACCTGCACGGCCATGATTTGGATTCCTCAGCCGGGCTTGTTGCCGGACTTGCCCATAGAGGATGCCCAGCTTATCGGAGCAAAGATCGCGCTCCTGTGGGCTGCGGCATACGTTTTCCGGCTCATCCGAAAGTCAATTCACTAGGTCCCAGGAGGACAAAATGCAGAATTTCATGAAGGCCCTGAAGGGCAAGACCGTCGCCATCGCCACCATCGCCTCCACCTCGCTCGTTGCGCTTCCGGCGATGGCCGGCGGCGGCGGCGGCGGCGTTGATGTGAGCGGCGTCACCAGCGCGATCGAATCGGCTGACACCTCCGTCAAGGCGATCGGTGCCGCCGTGCTCCTGGTGTTCGTGGGCATCGCCGTCTACAAGTGGGTGCGCCGCGCCCTGTAACGGCAACCGGCGGGCAGGGCCAACTCCCTCCCGCCGGTCTTTTGCGAGACGCGCCGACAGGCGCATGGGGGGCTTGGGATGGAAGGTTGGATTTGGCTCGGCGCATGGCTGGTCGCCTGCGCAATTCTCTTCGTGGATTTCGATTGATGGCGACGACCTCTCGACTATCCACTCTGCTCCCCCTAATGCTGCTTATCGCATTAGCCGGGTTGAGCCTCTCAGAACGGTCTTTTGCTGCTGTGACGTACTCGGATGAAGGTGCAGCCTATCAAGCCTGTATGAACTCTGCCGCGTCGCATCCTGGCATGTACAACGGCAGGCCTGTGACCACCAGGTGCCAGCGTGTCGGCGACTTTGCTCAGTTCAACTGCTACGGCTACAGCGCCAATGGCGCATCCATCATTGGCTGCAGTGGGCGCGATCCTTTCTATGTATGGCCGCTTGCGAACTCCTGCGAGAAGCGCGGCGATTGGAATGGCCCGTACCCGTACTTGACGGGCGGTAAGCCGCGAAACGGTTCTGTGACGTGCAATGCGGGATGTAAACAGGCGTGGTTCTCAACCGGTGATGGTTACTTCAACGGCAAGTACACCTCTGTTCCTGGCACCTGCAACGATTTTGATGATGATAAATGCAAAGCTCAGTTCGGCAATGGCTATTACTTCAATCAGGCCATGTCGTCCTGTGAACCAGATGAGGGCAAGTGTCCAGGTGGCGGGGCAACTAACTCGCTCGGCGAATGCAAGCCCGAGCCGTGTCCAGCCGGCAAGGTGATGCAGCCGGACGGCACCTGCAAGCCGAAGGAGAACGAGTGTCCGGCAGGCCAGGTGAAATCGCCTGATGGCAAGTGCCTTCCGGGCGAGGGACAGTGCGCACAGGGGGAAGCGCGCGGTAAGGACGGCACCTGCAAGCGCGACGGCAACAATGATGGCAAGCCCGATGAGGAAGAAGAGGGAGGCGAGGGCGGCGAGCCGGGCGAGGGTGAGAAGCCCAAGGACGAGTTCAGCGGCGGCGACGACTGCAGTAAACCTCCTTCATGCAGCGGCTCACCCATCATGTGCGGGCAAGCGCGGATTCAATGGCGCATCGACTGCAATACACGCAAAAACCGCAATATTGCCGGCGGAATGTGCGGCTCTCAACCAGTGTGCACAGGGGAAAAGTGCGATGCAGTTGAGTACACCGGACTGGTCATGCAATGGCGGACTGCGTGCGCGACGGAGAAGCTTGCCAACGCTGCGAGCGGTAGCGGCAGCAACGGCGATCTCTCGGCGATCCGCAATGCACTGACCGGGACCGGCGGCAGCGTGGACCCGGGGACCAGCCTTCCCGGCAGTGGAGCATGGGTGAGCAACGGCACCGGCCAACCTGTCACGCCAGATACCGGCGGCTACGGCTGGGGAGGAGGTTCTTGTCCCACCATTCCGGCGATTGACGTCATGGGCGTGTCCTTCCAGTTCGACAGTTCGCCGCTTTGCCGATGGCTCAGCCTCGGGTCCTATTTCGTGCTGGGCTTGGCTGCACTTGGATCACTCCGCATCGTTTCCAGTAGGGACGCATAATGCCTATCCTCATCAGCTCGTTGCTTTCCGGATTGGGGTGGGTGTTTCGATCCCAGCTTGGCACGTGGGCCGTCGCTGGCATGACATGGCTCGGAGTCGCTTGGGCCACTCACGAATTCGCCGTTGAGCCTTGGCTTGAGAATCTGAAAAGCCATGTCGGCGGAACGACTCCCGGCGGAGAGTGGGGGGCAGTGCTGGTCGCATACGCCGGTCTAATGAAGTTCGACCAGGCCTGCACCATGATCGCGTCTGCTGTCGCCACCAAGTTTGCCGTTACCGCGGCTCGCGCTGTGCTGGTCAAGAGGAACTGAAATGCCTATTGAACTCTTCACTGGGCAGCCCGGCAACGGCAAGACCGCTCTCATGATGGAGCGGCTTCTTAAGGAGGCGAAGGAGGGCAGTCGGCCGCTGTTCGCGGCCGGTATCGACGGCCTGCAGCCTGGTCTTGCTACTGTGCTTGAAGATCCACGCACGTGGAATGACCTCGACCAGAATGGCGAGCGCATCGTTCCTGACGGCGCGTTGATCTTCGTTGATGAAGCGTGGAAGTGGTTTGGTCACCTCCATGACGCTACTCGCCAGTCCACGCCAAAGCACGTGTTAGACCTCGCGGAGCATCGGCATCGCGGCCTTGACTTCGTATGGACCATTCAGCAGCCCAATCAGCTGTATCCGTTCGTACGCGGCTTGATCGGATCACACGCTCACGTCGTACGCAGGTTCGGCACGAAGTTCATTGACGTGTTCCGGTGGGGCGAGCTTCAAGAGGACGTGAAGTCATCTGGTAAACGTGAGTTGGCGCAGCGCACGACGCGCATGCTGCCATCCGGAAGCTTCGGAAGCTACAAGTCTGCGGAGGTGCACACGATAAAGGCGCGCCTGCCTCTCAAGCTGATGCTGCTGCCGGTCATTGTTGCAGCCGGCGTGTTTCTCGCGTGGTCGGGTTGGTCGCGCCTTACGAAGGATGGTCCCGCGCCTGCCACCGGAACTGCCGGGGGGCAATCCGCAGTAGCGGATGCCCCCCGGCTGTCCGGTAGCGCTGCGTCATCCAGGGAGGAACCGCGTTGGCGGTCCACTGTGGAATACGCTAAGGATCACCTGCCACGCATTGCCACCATGCCCTGGACCGCCCCCATCTTTGATGAACGCCAGGTGCGTAGTGATCCGTTGCTTGTCTGCATGTCGTCGGCCGACGGCTTGGACGGCAATGGTGAGCGCGTCAAGGGTTCGTGCACCTGTGTCACGGAACAATCCACCGCGTACGACATCAGCGAGCCCGAATGCCGCACGCTGGCCCGCTACGGCCCGGTCTACAACCCATATCGGGAACAGGGCATCAGGCAAGCACAGGCACAGCCTCAGATGCAGCCTCAGGGGCAGTGGCAGGGCCAGCCGCAGGGGCAGGGTGCGCAGTTGAACGGAAGCATCCTGCAGAGGCAGACCCGCGCACTAGGCAGCTTCCCGGAGTCGCCGATCTACGAAACCGAAAGCAAGACTCGGCCCACCACGAGGGACCTCTGATGACCAGCGGCGGGCGGGAGTTTCTCAAGTGGCTGGCGGTGCTGCTCATGACCGGCGACCACGTAGCCAATATCCTCTTTGGCGGTTATCTGCCGGTGGTGAGCGAGCTGGGGCGTGTCGCCTATCCGGTCTTCGCCCTGGTCATGGCGTACAACCTCGCGCAACCGGGGGCGAATATCGGAAAGTCCGTGCGGCGTCTTACCCTCTGGGCGTTGATCGCCCAGCCGGCACACGCGCTGGCATTCGGGTACTGGCTTCCGCTCAACGTGCTTGCGTCGTTCGCGCTCGCCGCTTCGGTCGTGTGGGCGATCAGGGCAGGGCGCTGGTGGGCTGTGGCGGCGCTCGCAGGCCCCTTGCCGTTGATTGTTGATTACCAATGGGCCGGCGTAGCGATAGTTGTGTCGTCCTGGTGCTGGTTCCGCGCGCACGGCAAGCGCATGCACTGGCTTCTGGGCTGTGGCGAGTTCCGCCGCTCCAGGCTGTACCTCGTATTGCCGATCTGGGTCTGGATTTCTATGGCGCTGCTTTGTCTGTACAACGGAAACGCGTGGGCGCTCCTTGCCTTGCCATTGATGCAGCTCGGTGAGGCGTCCTGGCGGCTCCCACGGACGCGCTGGGCCTTCTACGGCTACTATGTCGGCCATCTCGCGGTGCTGGCCGCCTTTGGGGGTTCTATGCGCATGGACGACGTTGTGGCCGTAGCCGGATTGGCGATCTCGGCAGTCCTGTTGTTCTACACCGTCAAGGGCGTGCGCACCTTCCTCTGGGTCAGGCGCAGCATGCGCGACCACGACCGGCGACCTCCTGCGCCGTGAGGCGATCGCGCATGCTGGTCATCGTCAGCACTGCCTGTTAGGGATGTTCTCCCAGCCGCCCGGAATGCGGCGGAAGAGGGTGCCGGCGATGCACCGCAGCTCTTCTGGTTGTCTCGCCTGTTCGGCAGCACGCGAAGCCTGCGCTTCCTGTTCTGCTACTGCACGCCTCAGTCGCAGCTCGGCTAGGTGTGCTTCACGCTTGGCGCTAGGGTCTGGTGCCGCTGAGGGTGGTTTCACGGTCTGGAAGCGGTCGACCCACGCTGCGTTAGTGCGGATGAGTATGTGCACGCCGCCCACCATCAGTGTGATTAGGATGATCCCCATTGCCAGAAGCCACGGAAATTCCCATCGCCTGCGGCGGATGGCAGGCAGGTACTCTGGTCGCTCTCGTTCCATCATGCCCCCTAGGCGCGTGTCGCAGGCATTCTAGCCGGGGGTGTAGGGGCGCGCAGCCCCTACGGCAAACGCCTCAACCGCGCTTGGGCCGACGCGGCCCACGGGACATGTGGACCACATTGGTAGGATCGGCGTTGGCACCGGGATCACCCATGCCCAAGCGTCGTTCTCTGCGAGTTCTGATGTGCTCGCGTAGGTATACGACGCTGGAATCCGCTGTGGCGCATGGCTTGCCAGCGGTGAGCGATCGTGCCGGCCGCCGCCGCGCTTCCTCCATCATCAGCCGCCATTCTCGGGCGATGTTGCAGGTCAGCGACCACCAAGCCATGTCGACCGGCTCAAGTTGGTGACCCTCCGGGGTGAACATGTGGCCGCCCTGGAAACCGAAACCGGCCCACGGGCCGGCCAGGTCGATACGCTCGTGGGGGTCTATCTCAGTCAT